ACTTAACGCTTCACCAGAGGATAGCGTATATGTTGTGGTAAATTCTGCGTTCGACACTCTGGATGCATTTCTTTCATATGAGGAAGCAAAAGAATATATTGCAGATCTTCCCGTTTCAGAAGAACCGACTGACGACGAATTAGAAGAACTCTTAACTGAATTGAAAGATGGATTCTGTGGTTCAATAGAAAACTCTTTGGGTGAGAGTTGGATGGGTTGTAATTGGGACAATCCTGATCACCCTAGCAGTTGTAACTGTCCGTGTGTGGGGGAAGATTATCCCAAATTCAAAGAATATATGTCAACCTATTCTACCTTCTGGGATACACCAAAGAAGACTCCACTTCTCAGAAATGCTCAAATGACACTGATCAATTCAATGAAAGCACAAATGTCTCTTCCCGGAGATTTTACACTCAAACCAGGCAATTTGGTTCAAATTTCAATGAAAGACATAGATCCTGATAAAAATGAGTTTGATAAATCTGCAAGTGGTAAATGGCTTGTAGAATCAGTATCTCATATTATAGGCACAAATACTCACAATATGCAAGTTTCTCTTACGCGGGATTCCTCTTATATAAGTTTAGAAGATTACGAGAGTCTACCCCAATAGGAACCTATATAAGGCATGAAAACTAAATCAAGATACTCTGATATTGATATAGATTTTGGTAGAAATCAATTTACTAAAGATCTGTCGGTTGCAAGAAATCTTCAAGCAATTCAACAGTCAGTGCTTTCAGTTGTACTGACTAGCCCGGGAGAAAAACCATTTAATCCGGCATTTGGTGTTGGAATTTATAATCTTCTTTTTGAAATCTTAACTGACACAGATATCGCAATTTTAGGTAGTTCTATTCAAAGACAATTGGAAACATATGAACCTAGAATTACATTTGAAAGTGTCAACATTGATGACAGCGTACCGTTTTTTCTAGAGATTACNCTCAATTACATCGTTAACACAATTACAGACGATCCAGTTCCGCAAACACTCAACTTAAAAATAACAAAGGTTAGGTAATGGCAAATCCTGAAATTCAAATCGGAAAATTAGAGTTTGATGATATCAAAGATAGCATTAAACAGTATCTCCAAACCCAAGATGTTTTTTCTGACTATAACTTTGAGGGTTCTGCTGCTTCAACTTTACTTGATATTTTAGCATACAATACTACTTATTATGCATTCTATTCGAATATGATTGCAAATGAAATGTTTTTTGATACTGCTCAAAAACTTTCTAGTTTAATTTCTTTAGCAAAACCTCTAGGATATACAGTACCCGGCGCAAAATCTGCAAAGAGTACAGTATTACTCCGTGCAGGGGGAATCGGGAGTACAATACCCCGATATCAAAGATTTACAGGACGAGATGAATCTGGCGGTTCCTTTACATTCTTCACATTCCAGTCATATTCCAGTGACGAAAATGGAGATGCTTTAATAGAAGTTCATCAAGGAAGTAGACTCTTTGATAAAATTGAAACGATATTAAATCAAGATAGAACAAAAGCCTTTATATCAACCGTAAACATTGATATAAACTCTTTGGTCGTGGAAGTTAAAACACCAGATGATACAAAATTTGTAGAGTGGATTTCATCGGGAAGTATTAATCAGAATGTAGATGAAACATCTAGAGTTTACTTTTTGGAAAGAACAGATGCAGGATTCTTTGTTGTGTTTGGTGGAAATTATGCAACAGATGTTGATCGACAAGCAGGACTTGCTCTCGCAGAAGGTAGTAAGGTACGATTGAGTTATGTGACAAGTTCAGGTGAAATTGGAAATGGTGTAGGTAATTTTAATTCAGATTTTTCATCAACAACATTCAATGATAACACAATCGTAGAAACGAAAAGTTTAAGTGAAGGTGGTGCATCTGATCCAAATATAGAGTCAATTAAATTCTTTGCGCCTAAATTCTTTGCAGCACAAGACAGAGCAGTTACAAAGCAAGATGCACTTGCAATCATAGGAAACAGTCCTGTAGGTGAAGGAGTAGAAAATTCCGACTACAAGTTTACAGTGTGGGGAGGAGAAGAGCAAGATCCTCCTTATTATGGTAGGGTTTTTGTTTCTCTTATTAACAGTGATGAAGGATCAACATCAATCGATCCAGATATAACTGACATACAAACTGCACTTACAAACTTACAAGAACGATTAACAATTTCAATTCTACCAGAATATGTTGGACCAGTATCTTCAATTCTACGATTAGGAATGACAGTTACTTATGATGAGGGTAAAACTAATTTAAACGCAGAGCAATTGAAATCTAATATCACGACATATTTAAATGACACATATGCAACAAGTCAAAGAGCATTTAATAAATCTATAGATCTTGCTGAACTTGTCACTGGAATTTCTTCTGTTGATTCTAGTTTAAATGTAGATCCGTCAGAAATCAGCACAACTTTAGAAATAGCACAAAAAATAAGCAATAACGGAAGACAAGTACTCGCTAAAAATTCAATACTACAATCCAGTTCTGTGTCAGTCTCCTCGACACCGACTGTGGGTAATTTGGGTGATGCCATTACTATAAGAAATTCGGTGAATCCAGCAGATTTTAATAGTGATACTGGATATGGTAAAATAAATGCATACCGAGAAGAAAATAATACTTTAGTTCTGGTTAAAGAAAATGTGGGTAAAGTAAACTACGAGCGAGGAATTGTTATAATAGATCCAGGCGTTTTGACGGGAGAATTTACTTTATCAATAAGACCAAAGAAAATTTCTTTCGTATCGAAGCAAGAATTGTTAAGTAATTTTGAATTCGCAGTTACTGTGAAAAAGGAATCTATTAACTAATGCTTGGACCAAAACCAACTACAGGTGTTCAAAATAAACCGGGATCTGAAGGTGCAGAACTTCTTGCAATTGCAGGATTGATCGATATCACTAAAGATAGTGACAATAATACCGGAGTTCCGCCAAGGCCAAATGATCCGCCTGGGCCCTTTAGACCAGACGAAGATCAAGGTGACGAACAAACACTTGAAGATGATACTGTATTTTCGTATGACGACACACAGTGCGTAAATAATTTTGACATAACACATATAATACCAAAATGGATTTTGGAAAGAGATTCTGATCTTCCTTCCAACTTTGTAGATTTAGCAATTAATTACTATGATTGGTTGTATTGTAAAAATAACGATAAAGGTGCTGGATACTACACAGATCTAGAAGATTTTCAATCTCTTTATGCTCTTGATAATACCGAAATAGAGTTTCTTAAAAAAATTACTTTAGCATATGTTGCAGGTTTTCCTGAAGATAAAATTGAAAACAGAGGAAATCAAAGCGAAGATTCAACTAGATTTAGAAATTTTGTTCGAAATATTAGAACCGAATTTTATCACAGAAAAGGTAATGAGAATTCCTACAGATACTTTTTCAAGACTCTGTACGGAGTAACTGGATTTGGTGCTTCGGGTGAAGACATAGGAATAGACTACCCTAAAAAATATATAATGCGATTGAATGGTGGTAGATTTTCTGGTTTTAGAGCAGCAGAGACTGGATCCACTGGATCTTATGAAGAAATATCATCACTGGGTGGATCCTACCTTAACGGTTCGGTTTTAAGAGATGGTTGGTGGTATCAAGATTACTCATACTTACTCAAAGTAGGTAGAGATGATAATGAATACTCTGATGTTCTACTAAACATCCTTCATCCGGCTGGATTAAAACCATTTTTTGAAAAAACTATTAATGATTATGTTCCTGTAGGCGGATCTACTTCTGATTTTGACCCTTATGCAACTCTTCCAGCACTAGAAAACTATTTTGGATATTACATAGGAACTACTGTAGATGTACCGCCTTGCGTTGGGTGTTCTGGGGCATCTTTAACTTTCACTCATTATGGTGTTGGATATACATATAACGCACCTTCACATAAACACCCGGTATGGGCTTTTCAAATCCCAAGCGGAATAACTCCCGAGATTGGCGATATTAATATTTGGCAATTCCTAGAATTATCACCTTCATTCTCTGGATTAACAATCAATCCAAATGACGGAATATCCGCGTGCGGCGCCGCTGGATTTGCTTGCTTGGGTGTTTAATATATGATATATACGAGGACTAGATTGGAAAATAAATGGTAAGTTATAAAACAGCAAATTCAGTAAGCACTCCGGTGCCGGCAAAAAGTTTGATTAGTTTTAAGAATAGCAATCTTGAAAGGTTTTATTCTGAGTTTTCTAATCCAGACAAAAAAGACACATATTCTTTCTTTATAGGAGGAACATCTACTAGCACTGAAGATAATACCATAGCAGGAAAAAGAATTTGGGGTGATGTTTCTTACATAAGAAACATAGGAAGAGATGAAGTTCATCCGGTCATTGAAAAAATAAATTACACGACAGGAAAAGTTTATGATCCATTTTTAGCCAGCGGAAATGCAACTGACGATCAATATTATGTACATAATACTCAAAATGGTTTTGTATATCTTTGTATTTCTAGTAATGCAAAAAATAGAAAAGATTTATTTCGTCAATCTAATTCAACAAAGACACCTACTCACACCATAGGATATAAAACTTATGCTGATGGATATACATGGCTTGCACTTTATAAAATAGATAACGCTATTGCAAGATTTACAACAGAATCTTATATGCCAGTACCAAATGCAACTGTAGATTTCCAAGAATTTAGTAATACAGTCGGGTTTGAAAATAGATATGATTCTATCTGTGGATTAACAACAGGTTCTTCTGGTGGAACTGGATCTTGTTGTACATATGCAAAAGAAAAGGAACAAAAGTGGCCAAACAACGGAACATATGCAGTTGGTGACTTTGTTGATTGCATTTCTGATGTATCGAATTGCTTTACTTGTCAAATTTACGGAGAAAGACTTAATAGAGAGGTAGTGTTTATTGAAGGTACAGCGGGATGTTCTGCGTGCGCCAAGTCAATTGCAGTTTTAGATAAAGCAACTAAAATTAAAAATTCGAAACCAAACGAAAACACAAACAACAATTATCAAATTAAAATTAAAGAAGATGGATCAAGAAATAATGGGCAAATTATATCTGCCTTTATAGATTTTAGTGGAATATCCCTCAGCAATCGAGAGGTAAAAGTTCCATCCGCAGAAGTTGTAGTCGGGAGTGAAACTGGATCCAGTGCAAAAATTAATTTAATAACATATATCGGATCAGATAAAAAATATTACGCTGAAGGTATAGAAATTAAAAACCGAGGTAAAAATTACAGCGAAGATTATGTTTTAACTATTCCTGATGCCGCATCTACCGATATACAAAATTTGCTTATAGATGCAATTGATGTAAGTTTAGATGATGTCGAAGATAATGTCGAAGATAACCCAAGAAAATTATTAAATGTATCTAAAATTTTATTCAGTGTTGCTATAAAAGATTCCGAAATAAGTTCTATAATCGATCAAAAAAGTTTTACTCGATATGGTATAATTAAAAATGTTTTAAATACCGATGGGACAGTTTTTGCAAAAACCAATAATATATCGCAAAAATCTGCAAAATCGAATCTTACTTCTATAATAATAAGAAAGAAAGATAATAGTACAATCGCTACTAGTGAATTTATACCAATCGGAAATAATGCATTCAATACATCTTCTGGTGCAGTCAAAGGCACAGTTACTTCATTCGAGAGAGATGCTTCTTTCACGAACAGAGCCACTGTTTCAATTGCAACACCAAATCCATCCTCGTTTGGTGTCGGTGAAAGTTTTAAGGTTACTTCGGTGGGTGGTGGTGATCAAACTTTCCTGATAACAACTTCAACAATTCCAGATATTAAACCAAATAGCGGAAGCCTTCTTTTCAGCAATTCCGCTCAAATAGATATACCATCAGACACTGATGGGCGCGCAACTAAACTTATAAAATTTCAAGTTGTGACAGATCAATAGGAGAAATCAATTGTCATTTACGCCATTCGACGAAAATCAAAATTTACCGTTCACTGAGTCTCCGTACTATAGCAGACTTTTTTCTGAATATTTTAGCAGCAATGCTAGCCTTCTTCGCAATTATGTTGGGGTTGCTTTTAAGCCAGGATATGCTCTACAGGCTTCC